ATTTCAACAAATAGACTTTACATTATCTAACTCCGTACAGCAGCTTATCAATCTTAAAATGATGTTAGAGCAAACAGCTGGACAAATATCTGGCGTATCACCTCAACGTGAAGGTGCTGTTGGTCAATATGAATATGTAGGAAACGTACAGCGTAGTGTTGTGCAATCTGCTACAATAACTGAAAGTTGGTTCTATTCACATTCACAAGTTAAGAAAAGAGTCTTTGAAAAAGTTTGTAATCTTATGAAAGTATCCTGGGCTAATGGTAAAAAGTCATCATACATATTAGCTGATGGTGCGTATAAATTTTTATCTATTATGCCAGATGTTTCATTACAAGACTATGGTATATTTATTGGAGACTCTGGTAAAGATGATGCTATGCGTCAACAACTACAAGGTATTGCACAAGCTGCTTTACAAGGTGGTCAGGCTACATTACTTGATATTATAAAAGTAATAAAAGCAGATACCTTTACAGAGGCAGAACATATACTTGAACGTGCTATGGAAGAGATTAAGAAAGAACAAGCTGGACAAGCACAACAACAACAAGCTATGATGGAGGCACAACAAGCTGCATCACAAGCTGAGTTTGAAAGACAAGTACAACTTGAACAAATTAAAAACCAAGCTAAAGTTGAGGTTGCTAGAATACAATCAGAAACAGATCTTAAAATAGCAGATATGAAAGATGATTTAGCTAGAGAAACAACTGATGTTGCACATAATGTTAAGAATAAACAAATATTTTTAACAAAAAGAATGGAAACAGATGAAAAGAAAAATTTAAGTAAAGCACAAAAAGAATCTGAAGAAACATCTGTAAGTCCGCAGCGAAAAGAAAGAGTGCAAAATATAATTAAAAAATCTTAGTATATTTGCAAATTAGGGAACAAATTATAAAATTATGTCAGAAGAACAAACAAACTTAGTTGAGGAAGCAGCATCTGCAGAATCAACAACACAAGAACAAGAAACAGTAGAAACAGCAGCAACTGAATCAACTGAAGAAAAAAAGTTTGATCCATTAGCTTTTGCTAGTGATCAAATGATGGAACAGTTTCAAGGAAAGTATAATGAGGAAGCTGCAGAAAAAGTAGAAAATGCACAATCAGAAGAAACAGAAGAATCGACTGATGGATTTTCTTGGGACAGTATTGAAACTGAACAAAAAGAACAAGCTCAACAAGTCCAAGAAGATGAAGACTGGGATGTCGATCCTCAGCCCGAAGCTGCTAAAGAAACTGAAAGCGTACAGGAGACTGGAGAATTAGACTGGTCTAAGTTTGCAAAAGAACTTGGAATACAAGGAGCAAGCAAAGAAGATATTATAAAAGCGTTAAACTCACCATTTGTTGATCAACCAAATAATGAAGCTATTGGTAGAATGAATCAATATCTAAATATGAATGATAGAGAATTGATTGGAGCTGAAATGAAAACAGATGGTATGGAAGACTTTGAAATAGAAGAAGCTATTGATAAAATGGAAGATTCTGGAGTTATGAAACGTGAAGCATATAGAATTAGAAGACAGCTTAAACAAGCTATTGAGCAAGAAAAAACAAAATTCTATAAGCAAAAACAAGAAGAAGAAATGTCGGCTAAAGAAAAAGTCGCAAGAAATAAAAAAGAATTACAAGGTCACTTAAAAAGTTTAGATACTTTTATGGGTGGTCGTGTAACTAAAGGCCAAGCGCAAGAGGCCTATAAGTATATTACGTCAGGTAAAATGGCTGAGGATATTTGGAACTCTCATGACAATGCTTCTGAGGTTGCTATGTTTATGCTATTTAAAGACAAATTTGCTAAAATTTTGCGTAATCAAGGTTTGGAAGATGGTAAAGCATCGATACTAAATGATATTACCTCACCAAGTCTTAGCAGTAAGTCAAGACCAAAAACTTCTATAAAGAAGAGTGGATTTGATCCTGCTGCATTTATGAGAGAGTAGCTTTACAAATACAATAGGGCGATGCCCAAAGTTACGTGAAAATACTCTGGATAATAAAATAGTGTTTAATATTTAAAATTTAGAAAAAATGGCTAAGGTTTATACTGGAACTTATGGTTCTGGAACAACTCCTGAGAATGCTTTGAACACAGCACTATTGCAATACCCAGAGATTGCAAAAACGTTGATTCAACAGTATCCTCGTTATTCAGCGACTTACCTTATGGAAAGAACAGGTCGCTTTGCACAAGAAAAAGTCCTAGGTGATAACTCTTTCGAATGGAAGGTTATGGGACGTTATAACGCTCCAACACTTTCAGCTGGTTGGATTTCTACAGATGGTGTAACATTCGTAGGATCTACTGCTAATAGTGGTGCTTCAACTGCTTCAGGTACTGCGGTAGCTGCTGCTGATGCTGACGGAGACGTTATCTATTTAAGAGGTGATGGTGACACTTCAGGTCGTACACCAAATTTCTTAAACAAATTTGATATGGTTAGATTCCAATCTGGCGCTGTTGGTCTTGTATTAGAAGATCCAACTGCTTCAACTGCACAATCTACTGCTAATGGTGGTATTACTGTAACATCTGCATCTTTTGATATTAAAATCGAAATGATTGATGGTACTGCTAATCCATTACAATTAACAGATGTTCATGCAGATGCAATTTTTGCATCAATTGGTTCTGCCTTCCCTAACGGATCTAATGGATCTGATGTAGGTGAAAACTATGTATATCCTTCTACTTACAAAAATTACCTTACGACTTCTCGTAAGAAAATTTCTGTATCTGGAAAAGATATTACAGATATTATGTGGATTGAAAACAATGGACATCGTCTTTGGTACTTTACTAAAGAGCAAATGATGATGGATGAGTTTATGTATCAGCAAGAATTACAAAGATGGTATGGACGTAAGTCTATTACTAATGAGTCTTCTTCTGTAGCTCGTCCAAGTGCATTGACTTCTAGTCTTAGCGGAACTTCAGGAAGCATGGCTACTTCAGTTATTACTGGAGATGGTTTATTAGCTCAAATTGACTCTTCTAACCAAGCTACTTATACTTTAGGTGCTTTAACTGAAGACATCATTACTGAGTTTTTAGCTAAGTTATCTTTGAATACTACACAAGCTGAAGGAAATGAGTTTGTTGTATTTACTGGTACTGAAGGTCGTTTAGCATTCCACAAAGCAATGAAAGAATTAGTGATCGCTCCATCTGGATCGTTTACTGGTGGATCTATGGTAGGTGTAAATGGTGATGTTCAGCTTGGTGCTAACTTTACTTCTTACATGGCTATGGGTAATAAAATTACTATTGCTTACTGTCCTGTATTTGATGATGCGAATTTACATTCAACTGCATCAGGTACAAATGCTTTTGGTGACAACAGATTAAAAGAGTCTGCAAAAATGGTATTCCTTGATTTCGGTAGAACAAGTGGTGTTTCTAACATCGAGCTTGTTACTAAAGGAGCTGAAGGAACAAACCGTTCATTTATCAAGAAGTATGTAGCTGGTATGATTAATCCATACGATCAATCATCTATGATGGCTGCAAATGCTGATGATAAGTTTGAAGCTCACGTTTTATCTGAGTCTGGAATTATAGTTCGTAACCCGTTATCTTGTGGAATCCTTTCTGCAGCATAACACAATACTTTTATATTATGGCAAATAGATGTTTTTTATTCGCAGCTGATTCTACAGCTGATATGGTTTGTATAGATAGCGATAGAGTAACTGATTTAGAAGTTACTAATGCTACTACGGTTTCTATTAACTATGGTACAAATCAAAATGGTGATGGAAGTATTGTACTTGGTGTTACTAGCGGTAAAGCTGACGATGTTGTAAAAGAGTTGGGTAGAATTATTCTTCAAGGCGTTGGTGTAATTACTATTGCAGATGATGTTAGTAGTATTTATGCTGTTGATGGAATTGAAGAAGTAGATTCAATTGCACACTCTTAATAACTGAATTTAACGATTAGAGAGGGGTGAAAGGCATACATGCAAACGTTCTCTGAGTAACCCCTCAATAATCACTTAACTGGTATTAACGGAAGAGAAGCTTAAACGGTAATACCTTAATTATTAATATTTAAAATAAATAGAAATGGCTTTGAAATTTGATTTTAGTAAATTACGTTCAGCAGTTAAAAATTTTACAGTTGGTACAGATGTAACAAATGGAACTTTAACAGCTGGCGAAGAGGCAAAATTTACGCCTCACATGAGACTGGCTAGACCAGTAGAAGCAATTAATAATGTTGCTGCTGTGACTAGAACTTTAACTACTGTAGAGTCTGGAACATTGTTTACATTAGACATGTCTGCTGTTGACAATAATGTTACCATAACTTTACCTGCTGCATCTAGCTCTGCTGGTGTATACTTTGACTTCTGCTTTTTAGTAGATAGTGACGATGATGCAGATTTTATATTAACTACTGGTGCTGACGCAGTAGATTTTTATGGAACTATAGCTCATGGTGCTGCTAATAGTACAGCTAGAGATATAGATGGTGATGCTTCTAAGTTAACTATTGACGGAAGTGCTTCTCAAGACCTAGAAGGTATGAGAATAACTTGTTTGTGTGATGGTGCTAACTGGCATTTAACTGGATACAACACTGTTGCTATTGCAACTGCTAGTGTAGTATTATCTGCAAGTGCATAATTAACAATTTGAGTAAAGGAGGGGCTTGTCCCCTCCATTATTCTTATATTTGCAATATGAATTTAGTTCAGTATTTAAAAAGTTTAGATCCAGAGGGATTTAAAAAAAAGGTTAGGGAGGAAAAACAAAGTAAAAAAGAAAGATTCTTTATTGGAGGACAAAGTGGCTTCAAATGGAATACACACTCTGGCAATAAAACATGGATAGAAAATGGTAAAATTGTCAAAGAAAAAAAAGGTAAGAAATTACCACCAAAGTAGGGAGTATTAATTTAATAACTATAAAAATGAAACACACAGTTTTAATAAAAGCAAAAAACCCAGGTAAGTTTAACTATTGTAAGTTTTCTACTTATACTGGTCGTGGAGGTTCTAAGATCTCATTAAAAACATTAGACGGAGAAGTATCTACAGGATATGAAATGTTTAGTGCTATCGTAGCATTAGATTTAAATGATGAGTATGATAAAAGAGTATTTGATTTTCTTAAAGATCATCCATTAGTAAAAGGGGGTAATTTTGTTTTAGAAGATTTATCAGCTAATGAAAGAAACGCAGCTGAAATGTCTTTAGCAAAAGCAGATGCTGTAACTGCAGCAGCTACATTAAGCAAAAAAGAAATAGAAGACTTATGTCACTTAATTGGATTGCATGGTGATTGGGATGATAACATACGTAAAGCAAAAATTATTGGATATGCTAGCGACAACCCAAATAGATTTCTAGATGCGTTAGATGATAAGGATGCACCAATAAAAATATTTATTAGAAAATGTTTATCTAAAGATATTTTTGCAAGAGTAAATGGAGTGTATAAGTATGGTACAGCAACTATTGGCTTAACAGAAGATCAAGCTGTATTATGGGTAAAAGATAACGCTGATATACACGCATTACTTAAAAACCAATTACGAGGCAATGTGGTAGAAGAAGTAGTAGAAGAAATTGTTGAACCAGAAAAAGAAAGTAAATAATGAATATACAAGAAGCTCATGATTTGATGGATTTGCTATTAGATAAAGCAGATCAACCATATTTTACAGAAGATGAAAAAAATATGTTTTTAGATCAAGCCATAGCTTCTTTTATAAATTATCATTATGCAACTTTTGATCAAGAACAAGTGTCTAGAGATGCTTTAATGTATTTTACAGCTAACTTAGTTGATTTTGATTCAGATAATGAAAATTGGATTGGTAATTCTATGACTTTGCCTGAAAACTATGTTCATTTAATACATTTTAGGATATCTTATGATGGTGGTCCATTTAGGGCAGCAAAAATTATAGGAACAAAAGATTTTTGGGATTTAGAACATTCAAGTGATCCTTTTAACAAACCAATAGAAACAAGTCCATATTGTTATGTAAGAGATCCGCAAGGTGCAACTCCAAAAATATATTTTAGACCAATAGCAACTATAGGATCAGTTGATGCTGTATGTATTGTATTTAGAGATCATCATGATTGTTTTAGTGATGATAATAACAATACTGTAAGAGAAATATATCAACGAGAAATTATTGATATAGCAATAAGAAAAATGACAGGAAATATTGAAGGAGCTAATATTGAGTTCCAACAGATTGAAGCAGAGCAAAGCAAATCAATATAAAGAGCTTTTTGCTCCCTGCGCAATAATAGGCTATATCATCTTAGGGTGTGAGGCCTATTGTTGTTTAATAGAAGATTTTAGATTACTTTTGTAGTATGGCTACATTAAATGAAATAGTATATAATATTAAAAGTATTGCCAATGGTGGCAATAGTGATACTGAGCAAGATTTAAGCTCTAGACAAGTTAAATTTTGGGTACACTATCATAGAGCAAAGCTGTTAAGACAATTAGCAGCAAGCGGTAGACAGTTGCCTAGTATATGTTTTCAAAATTTTAATGCTAGACAAAACATGGATTATTTTATGAAAGATACTGAATGGGAAACATATGTAGTCGCAAACACAGCATCTTCATCTGAACTTTTAGTTTTATCTGATAGAACTGCACAATTATCAAATTATACATTTACTCATCCTGTAACTTTTAATGAAGATTTTTATGGTAGAGATTTTTTTAATTTCGATGTATATGAAGATAATGATGAATATGGCAGATTTATAATAAAATATCCACAGCTTTTAAATATTAATAATAATTTTGGTTTTAAAGAATTATATTTAAAATACGGACAATATAGTGCTAATCAAAATCATGCACCTATAGCAGTTCCTGTTGTTTCAAAAGATGAAGTGATAAATAAAAAATTTAATCGATTTAGTAATGCAGTGTCACCAGCAGCATATATAGATATGTATTCAGAACCAACAGGGCAAGTTGTAGTTATACAGCAGCTTAGAAGTGTTTTTAGAGAATCTGTTGGTGGTTATACAGATCCGATACAATATAGAGTCTATGCTAATGTGTGTTTACAAAATCCAACTGAGTTACCTGGTTGGACTGATGACGATATATATCCAATACCACAATATTTGGTGCAGGATTTAACACAAAGTGTATTACAAGAACTACAAGCACAATTAGCAGTACCAAGCGATAGAATATCAGACAATGCAGATACAGCAAAACTTGTACAGCAAAAAGTACAAAGATAAATATGATACAGCAAGAGATATTTATAATAATATAAAAAATCTTGTTAGCATTAAAGGAGAGTGGTTAAAGGGGCAAAAAAAATATAGAACAAAGAAACTAGATTACAAAACCTATTATGCGGTTATATCTAGATTCTTTGAAATATTGATAAGGGATGTTGTTTTAAGAAATGAGTTAATTCATTTACCATGTGATCTTGGATATGTATACTTAGATAAAAAAGAACACAAAAGAGCATTTCATTATCGAGTAGATATAAATGAATCTAATAAAAAAGGTAAACTTGTAAAATATAAAGTACCTATATTAGATGATTATTACTATAAAATAGTTTGGAAAAGACCAAAAAAATATAGTAAATGTAAAATTATGCCACTAGGCAATTTTAAAAAACAAATAAATAAATTAAAAACAACATAAAATGGCAGATACTGATATTAACGCAGCCTCGCTTACAGTAACAATTACGGAAGCTTTAGGTGTTGGACATGATGTAACAGCAGACATAAGAGATTTTGCACAAACATTGACGCATACATTTACCTCTATTGCTAATGTTTCAAAAAGAGTTATGAAGTTAGAAAATACTAATTTAACAGAAGTTGCTACTTTTGGATCAGGAGAATCGGTAGGAACTTTTAAAAGAGCATCTGTAAAATATATACGAGTTACTAATTTAGATGGCACAGATGCTTTGCAAGTTGGTTTAGATGATGAAGACTCAGATGCTGCTTATACATCTTTAGCTCCAGCTACTAGTATCATGTATACTGGAACAACAGTAGAAGGTGGGAATGGAGGAACAACTTTAGATAATGCAACTGCATTAAAAGTAAAAGGGGTAGCAGGACATCAATTAGAAGTGTTTATAGCTTCTGTTTAAAATAATATATTATGCATGTACCAGTAAATAGAGTATTTAATAATGTAGCACGTAATTTAGGTTTAGCTAACTATAGTAATAATATAGAAACTTGGGCTGAATGGGCTTTTGAAGCTGAACAATATATAGGCAGTAATAAAACATTTCTTGAAAAAGAAATAACATATCACAATGCTTTACCAGCAAAAGCAACAGCAAAAATCGAATTTGATGAAAATCCTGCTGAAAAATCTTTTATTAAAATAAATGATATAAGATTTACTTTTAGAACAATAGCTAATGTTATTGATAATGATGATACTATAATTGGTATTGGAGTTAACTTAGATACAACATTAGGAAATTTTGTAGATAAATTAAACAACTCTTATTATTATGGTGTTAAAGGTATTAAGGTTGAACATAGCACTGGCGATAGTTTTATTACATTATCAGCTGGAAGATCTGGAGATATAGGAAATAATATTACATTAGAAACAAATGGAGTTGGAAAAATTACAAAGTTTTTTTCTGGTGGTAAAGAAAGAATACACAATAAACAAATAAAATTACCTAATAATATGGTAAAGCTTTTAAGTATTAGAGCTGGAGATAGTATACTAACACCAACAAGTTCTAAATTTAAAAGTAGAGTTTCTGATCAATTAAATAGATATTATATTAATGGTAATAGAGTTAATTTTTCTGCAGATTATACAAATGAAGATATTGTAGTAAGTTATTTAGCTGTTCCTTTAGGATCAGAAGGATACCCAATGATATTGCAAGGACATGAAGAGGCAATAGCTTTTTATATAATGTGGAAATATAAATCAGTTGGATATTATGCTGGAGAAGTTCCTCAATATATAGTTAAAGATTTAGAAAGAAGATGGTATCAATTATGTGCTAAAGTTAGAGGTGATGACAATATGCCTAACTCAGCAGAGCTTTTAAAAATTGGAAAGTTATGGAATGCTCGTGTGCCAGTTACATCACACAATCCACCACTTTATGATGGTTTAAATAGTTACTAATGGCAGGACAAAAAAGTAAAGCAACAGGTTTTTCAAAAGGACTTATTAGTGATGTAGATCCTAGATATCAGTTAGAAGGATCATACAGAGATGCTATGAATGTAAAGCTTGTAAACAATGAAGGCACAACTTTTACAATAGAAAATATAAATGGCAATAAACAAGTAGTAGATTTAGATGATATAGCTAAAGATTTTTTAGATAGTTATATTCCAGGAGGAACTAGTGGTGTTCCAAACAAATACTTTCAAGACATAGGAGGAAAACCTTTTGATGTTGGTGATTCAGCTGGAAACAATGTGCCTATGCGTGGAGCAGCTAATATTGTGGGACATTTTTCATTTAAAAATCAATTATTTTTAATTGTTTGCGGCTATATTGGTTACGGAGAAACATTTGGATCAACGGCTACAGGAGATTTTAGAACAGCATTTTTTCTTTTAGATTTTAATGATAAAGGAGAAGTTATGAAGTGTACTGATATGAGAGTGGCATATAATCCTACAAGCGGTGTCAATCAATTTCCAAATTTAAATATGGATCCCTTAGTAAAATGTAGGGTAGAAGGCATTATAGAAAATGAAGCAATATCAAGAGTATATTGGACTGATAATATTAATCCCCTTAGAACTTTAAGTTTAAAAGATCCAGACATACATACAATGGAGCCACAAGAGCTTGATATTATACCAAAATCTAACCATAGTCAAATTGTTGTTACACAAATGATTAGTGGTAATTTAAGAGCAGGTGTTTATCAATATTGTTATAAATATCAAACTGATACAGGTGCAGAATCTGGAATCTCACCTTTTAGTAATATGTATCATATATCTAATTCTAATAGTCAATCTTATACAACATATTCAGGTAGTCCAGCTGGTGAAATATCTACAGATGGTTTTAACTGTAAAGTTTCAAATTTAGATGATAGATATGATTCAATAAAAGTTTTTGCTTTATATTATCCAACAGAAAATACACCTCCATTAGTTGGTGAAATTGGTGTTTTTGATATCAACAATAGTAATGAAGCGTTTTTTTCACATACAAGTTTTAATGAATCTATAGATGATGGTGTAGCACAAATACTGATACCATCAAATACATGGGATATATGTAAAGATATAGCAATAAAAGATAATGTATTATTTGCAGCTAATCTTCGTAGTAAAAAAAATTATATATCTGAAAAAGAATGGAATGTAAAAATACTTAGATATAATATTGATTCGAATCAAGGAATGTTAACTTGTAATGATGATACTGTATTTGATTACTATATAAATAGTAGCACAAATAGTGTTTATAATATTGATGATGTAGTTACAGGAGATTCGGTTCGTAGTAGTGCAGCAAATACAGGATATACATCTGTTAATCTTGCCTCGGATAATAACCATATTGCACACAGATATTTACCAACAAAAGCACAAGATGTACAATGGAAAGATGGTGATTTTGATGGTGGCACTGGAAGTAATGTTTATGATAATAAAGATCGAAGGGTATTAGGCGGTGCTAGTTATGGTTATTACGGTACATCAGATGGAGCTCCAGCTACAAATCTTTTAGGAGGTGTTCAAATGTCTTTTAGGCAAGTACCAAAGGTGGCTGATAATATTGATAATAGAGGTGGAAATAATGATGGTAGTTCTATTTTCTTTGCAGCACAAACTGTTAATGAATCTATACAAACAGATAATTTAGTTGGAAATTCTGGTGCAACAAATAATACTGATACAGAATATGTAGCAACTATGTCTATGGGTGCTAATAAAGATCCAATGGCAGCAGGAACAAAAAGAGGATATCAAAGGGGAGAAACATATAGATTTGGAGTTTTGATTTATGATCTTAACGGTGATCCTGGTAATGTTCTTTGGATGGGTGATATACAAATGCCAGACCATCATGATATAAACTGGGAGTTAGATTTAGACGCTACTCAATTAGGTCGTGATGCGGCTAATAGCAATACAGTATATAGGCAAAATCCTTTAGTACAAGATTATAGATTATCATCAAATGGTAGTGCTGTTGTACCAGGATCTTCTGTTATGTATGATAACTCTACAGATAATTCTAATCATAAACAAGATCCATTTACTCCAGAAGGGATTGCTGGACTACATGTAACATTTGATTTAGCAGTTGATTTTACTTTTAAAATTCCTGCACATGTTAGAGAAAAAATATCAGGATTTAGAGTTGTTAGAGCAGAAAGAACAGAATCTGATCGTAGTATTTTACAATCAGGATTAGTAAATCAAACAATAAACTATGGTGATCCTGATAATCAATCTAATGGATATATTACTTCAACAGATGCAACTATATTTGCAGATCCCGTAGAACAAGGAGATACAGATATTATTACAGCTGATGAGGTTTGTGAGGTATATGATACAAATTTAAATGGATATGTTGGAATATCATGTGGATCCAATATGGTTATAGGACAAGCTTCTAATTTAAATAGATATCTAAATGAATGCGATGCAGCATCTAATGGAAATTTTCATTCTCATTCGGGTGAATTTGGAAGTTTACAATACTACGTAAGAAATACAGACCCCTCACAAGGCAATTCTCCTTGGCACAGATTTAGTGGTTTTCAAAGAAAAGTTGGAGTTTTATATTCACCAGATAGTGCATTTGGTGTAAGACCATATAGTCATAGATCAGAATCTTTTATTAGAGTTCAATCAGTATTAAAATTATATGATCAAAGAAGATATGATCATCATGATATGAATACAAATGCTGATGGAAGATTATCTTGGGGATATGCTACAACTGCTTATTCAAATGGAGGTATAGCAACAATTGCTACAGCCCAAAACTATGATAATTTACATTTTTCAACAAGAAAAGAAACAGATTCTGCTAATTCAGCAGGAGTTATGGTAGGAAAATGTTATGTATTTGATACTTATTATGCACACTATATAACAAATTATAGCAATTATAATTCTTTATCAAATAGTACAGGAGCTTTATATGTTAGAAATCATGGATCTGTAGATAATAATGATATGTTTGCTTCTTCCTATCAACCTGGTGGAGTAACACAACCAACTGATGATCCTCTTTTTACCTCTGATTTTGGTGGTGGTGCACAAGACATTCAAGGTGGTAGTGTTCAAAAAACATTAAGATGGATTACTAGCATATCAAATTCAAAAGAAATTGGTGATGGAGAGTTTGTAGGTAAAGGATTTTTTTCAGATAATGATGGAAATGCTAGTGATGAGTATCCATGGAATAGAGGGTTTTCTAATTTTGCTTTAGGCAAATACTATTGGAATGGTGCTAGTGCATGGAAATCTTATGCAAAATTTGGAAAAAATATAGATGAAAACGATGACTATTCATCTATTAGCACTGTACAAATGGGAACAAGATCAATACTACTTTATAGTATGACTAATTGGACAGGTGTAAAAGATGTTGGATATGTTTGTGATGCTAATGATTTTACTCGTAATAAAATAAATAATCCACTAATAATTAATAATAATAGTACAGATCATAGAATGGATGACACATATATTCCTTACTATAATTATGTAAATATTGTAATTGCAAATGATGGACAATATGGTGGAAGAAATCAAGCAGCTATAAATTCAACAAGGTGGATTATAGCTGGTAATTATCATCCGATAAACATTCAAAATCAACATCAACACAGTACAGTTTTTGGTGGAGATACATTTGTAAATTTATATTCACATCAAATTACAACATGTCCATTTCCAGAAAAATCTTTTGCAAAATGGTTAGTATTTCCTGTAGAGTCAGTTGTTAATACTGATATGAGAGGTGGATATCATTTAGGAGCAAATGATCATATAGAGGGTTTTGATCAACAAACACCTCCATTTAGTAATGATTGGCTATATAATGCAACATATTCTCAACAAAATAATCTAAAAAGTTTTTTAACTATTGATGAAGAAGATGTTACAGTAACAGAATTACCTAATGAAATAGCTTATTCAAAAACAAAATTATCAGGTGATCAAACTGATGCATTTAGAGTTTTTCCAATATTTAATTTTTACGATGTTGAAGCAATATATGGTCAAATAAATAGAATTATTAATTATAATAATGAAATACATTTTTTCCAAGAAAAAGCTTTTGGACAATTACTTGTAAATCCAAGAACATTTATATCAGATGCTAGTGGTGTACAATCTTTATTTACAGGATCTGGTGATACTATAGAATCACATCAATATATATCTGTAAAATATGGTACAAAACATATGCATAGTGTTATAGCTAGTGAAAGAAATTTATATTTCTTTGATGTAGATTTTGCAAAGTTTTTAAAATATGGAACAGATAAAAAACTTGTATCTATATCAGATGATTTAGGAACAAAAGATATATTTGAAAGAGCTTGTAAATATGGTAGATTAAAACTAGAAGATAGATATCATAAGCATCCAAGAGTAAGTTTACAAGATATGCCTTTATATTTTATTGGTATACATGCTGGTTTTGATTATTTTGAAAATACTTTATATATGACCTTTTTGGATAGACTATCTATAGATGAACTTGACAGGGCTAACTATCCAACAGGAAAATATATAGTTAATGTAAATACTCCAGCTGATAGTGCTGGTGCTTACAGTATAGATCCAGAAGATCCTAATAAAGTAAGTCAAGATGGTTTTTCTACTAGAGCTATTTACAATACTACAATAGCTTATAGTGAAGATTTAGACGCTGTGATAAGCAAATATTCATGTTATCCGCAACAATGGATACAACATCAAGGATCTTTGTATACTCCAAAAAGTAGATTACCTTGGTTTGCATACGATAGCAATGGTAATATTGATCATGGTTATCATCATTCTACAACATCATCACCTGTATTTGGGGCATCATTAATTGGTTCATATGGCAATATTCCTAATTTTAAATACAATATGGCTAATTATATATTTTATTCACATGAGCTTAGTAGAGGATCTGTACAGTTGTGGAAATGGAACGATGAAGATGTAGACAAAACAGTATATTTTGATGATGTTTTGTTACACGCTGCAGATGATAGTTCAAACCCAACAGATAATACTTTTGATGCTACAATAGGTTATCCTTTAGTAATGAAAGTTATTAACTCTAGTACTTTTTTAGATGATAATGGAGATTATAATGGAGGTTTACAATTAATAGATCTAGGTGATGCTGATGGAACTAATGTAGAATTTAAAACTGATGCAGGTGTTGTAATTGGTGAATATGACACAACAACACAAATAGTTACAATTATAAATGATACTAGTTTAAGTTCAGGAACTTTATTAAAAAGTGATGCACCTATTGGTGAGGCAAAAGTTATTCACAAATCTTATGTTGAAAAAGTAATTAACGATTTACCACAAGAAAATAAAAAGTTTGATAACTTAAATGTAGTTAGCACAGTAGGTAAATTAGACAGGGAGTTTAAAAATTTATACGGTCAAGGTAATAAACTTCTAACACAAAGAGGTATACAATCAACTGATTCAGGTGTATATTTTGAATCTTTAGAATTTGTAACTGATTTTGTGCAATCGGGTTTAATAGATATTGCAACTAACGATAGACCTACTTATCCAACACAAACAGATTTTACAGATGTGTTACATAAATATAGAGAGGGAGTTTTAAGAATACCGCTTCGTTATTCTAATGTTGGAGATGGTGAAACAAATCCAAGAATTACAGGAACGTATTTAAGAGTAAGGGTATCAGCAAGAACCACAGAAAAATTTAATATATTTGCAATATTGGCAAAATACAGAAAATCTTATAACTAATGGCATATCGTGATATAAATCAATTTTTAAATCAGTATGGAAACGTAATAAATCCATCTGGTACAACAGCAGATAAAATACAACAAGTAAATAATAGGACTTTTACAACTCCTTATGGTGGGGTTGTAAATCCTGCAATAGACTACAGTACAGCAGAAATGATGAATCCTGCAATTATGAATCCACTTGACTATACGGTATCTCCTGGTATAGGTGAATCATTAATGAGTGGATTACAAAATGTAGGAATGGGAACACAATTACTTGGATCTAAATTTGGTAGTTCAACAGTTGGACAAAGTTTATTTGGAAAAGGGTTTGGAAGTGGGCCAGGAACAGCAGCTGGTAATCCGTTTACACAAAACGTTTCTGCAAACCCATCATTTATTCCAGAAGTAAACGTAACTCCTGCTGGAGAGTTTACTCCTTTAAATGTTGGACAACAAGCTAGTAATTATTTTAAAAACATAAAATCTGGTAGCGTAGCAGCAGGTTTGCCAACATATTTAGCAGGTAGATTAGTTAGAAGTGCATTTGACGATGATGATCCAACCACATTTACAGCTGGTGAAATGCTTGGAGCTGGTATATCAGGTATAGGTGCAGGATCTGCAATAGCAGGAATGATACCAGCTGCAAGTCCATTAGCTGCATTAGGACCTTATGGATGGTTAATAGGATTAGGTATTTCTTTATTTGGAGGTAAAAGAAAAAGAGATAAGGCTAGAAAATTACAACGTGAGTACGAACAAAAAATAGAAGAAAGAAATCAAAAAATAATTGATACTTATAGAGATTCTGTAACAGAAGCTAAAGAAGCTAGAGATAGACAAGAAGCAGAACAAAGATACTATCAAAGAACAGCAGGTTATAATAATCCTTATGGCACTGGCAACTTTAGATACGGAAGTATGGAAAAAGGTGGTAAAGTTCCTAAATATTTTTTAGGAGGATTAATTAATTCAGTGGTAAATGTTATTGATAGTGCTGTTGGTGCAGTAGGTGATGCTGTTGGTGGTGTTGCTGGTGGATTAACGAATTTATTTGGTGCTGGTGCTGATGCTGCTAGTGATATTGTAATGGGCGCTTTTGGAGCAGGATCGGATATTTTACAAGGAGCTACCGATCCAGTATTTAATATTGCTCAAGATGTAGCTGGCGCTACTATTGATCCAGTTATGGATAATATTGGTAGACCAATTCTAGATCAGTTTGGTCAAGCTACAAATACAATTTTTCAAGGTGTTGTTATACCAGGAATTGAAGGTACTTTAGATGTTGCTGGAGATGTAGTAGATTTTGGTGTTGATGTAGTAACAGATGTTACGGAAGAGGTAGGAGAAAATGTTGTATTTCCTGTTATGGATTTTGTTGGTGATTTTGCTACAGGTTTTGGTGAAGATTTAATTGATATATTTAGTGGACCAGATTTACAAATGCCACCAATACCAGAAATTCAAGCACAACCAGCAGGTCCAGTTGCTATACCAAAAATAAAAACAATTGGTGGATATGGGCCTGGATCATTAGCCACTAATCCTTATGGATTATCAGGAGGATCAGGATCAGCAGGATTTATTAGTGGTAAACAAGATGAAAAAGAAAATATTTATCAACAAGCAAATATAAGTTAAGATGAGTGATAGATCAGAAAAAATGGTAAAGTTTGGATTAAAGGCAAGTATGCTGCCAAATTATATTAATAGTTTAATAGGTATGATTAATCCAAATTCAATTGGCTTTATACCAGAAAACAAAACATATGAAGCTTTTATTGAAAAAAATGATAATAATACATATTCAGTAAAAATTGGATTTTCTGTACTTGATACAGTTAAAAGTTTAGATAAAGCAAAAAAAATAAAAAGAGATCAACCACCTTTAGCTGCAAAAACTGTACAAAATATGATCAAAGAAGATTTTATTAAATTTGAAAAACTAACACAAAATAAAATAGATTCAGATTATGGTAAAGGTGCGTATTCTAAATTACCAATAAAAAGTCAATTTGTGTTACAAGATTATGTAAGAACTGGTCATTCAAACAATAAATCATTTTTTGATGCAGTTGTAAAAAATGATTATAAAGAAGCTATGAAAAATTATATTAGACCAGGCATAGGGCAACAAAATGAATTTTTTAAAAATGTAATGTTTGCAGGTCCAGTTGATAAAAATGATTTTGCAAACACCAATCAAGTAAAAAGATTTACAGAAAATATGTTGGATAAATTATATCCAAACATGAAAGATAATCAAGAGCCTTCAGGTTTTGTTGCAAATGATAAAACAAGAAAACAAAATGTTTATGAAGATGCAAAAATGAAAGCAGAAAAGGGCGGTAAGGCTGATGTTGTTGCTGAATTTACAGGTGGTGAACTTGTAAACAATAGAGAAGAAGAAATGCGTGAAGAAATGAAAAAAGGCAATAATGAAAAAGCTGCAAAAATATTTAAAGAAGAAGCTAACAATCCAAAAAATATAACTCCTGGTGCAGCAAGTCATAAAAAGAATCCATTACCTGTGGCAGCTGATGGAACTGTTATGGATAAAAATGGTAAAGATACAGGTGTAAAAGCAAATCCAGGTGCTGGTGTATATGATCATATTAAAGATCAATATAAGCCTGGTATGTCTACAAAACAAGTTATAGATATGATTGTAAAAAATCATAAGAAGTGGAAAAAAAATAACATGGATTAATGCGAACAAAATCTAATGAAAGATATCAAGAAGATGCACTTAGACTTTTTAGAAGTATGGGTTCATTTGGTGCTACTGGTAGACTTACTACGGGTGAAGAAGGCAATACACCTAATATAATAAATGAAATATTATCTACTTATACAAACAAGGCTGATTTAAAAGCTTTAGAAGAAGCATACGAAAAAATATATTTAGAAAGCGGTACTATAGATGATTTGTTATCTAAAAATCCTGAAGGTAAAGTAACTTTTGCACAAGGCTTAAAAGGTGAGTTTTCAGGACAAGAGGCTTTAGTAAAAAGACTAAAAGGTTTAGCTAAAGGCGAAAAAGGATTGTCTTTGTTAGAATTAGATCTTAAAGATGAGGGTAGAGAGTTAACTGTTGTTGGTGAATTTACAGGAGTACAAAGACCATTTAAAATATATACAGAAGCAAAAAAAGATAAACCAGATTTAGATCCTAGATTAGCAGAATATCAAAAGTATATAGATAATTTACCTGATGATGATCCTGCTAAAACAAGTTTTATAAATCAACCTGCAGGACTGATGTCTGTAGAAGATGAGTTAGCTAAGTATAAAGATAATGATGCTTTACTAAAAGCATATAATGATGGTGAGCTATCACCTGAAGCTACATCTTATATGGATATGCTTACAAAAAATGTAAATCAAACATATGAAGATAATATACCAACAGGACAAGGAGAAGATGATGAGATAGTTTCTAATGAAATGTTAGATCAAAATAATAATGGTATACCAGATTATATAGAAGCTCCACAAGAAGACACAATAGTTGATCAACCAAAAAATATGCAACAACCAAACTTTTTAGATAAACTTGGAAAAGTTGGTATGGATATTAGCAGAACGCTTGGTTTAGTACAGCAAATAAGAAATCAAATAAAAGGACCAGATGATTTAATGTTAGCTGCATTAGGTGAAAAAGCTTTTATTGAATCAATGAAACAAGTTCCACCAACAAAAATACCAGGCCTATCTAATCAATTTAAGGCACATTTAGAACAAACAAAACAATTATCTAAAATGGGTTTTAGCCCAGAAGAAGCAAGAAAGGCAAGATTAGATATTGATAATGCATATAAAAAAGGTTTAGAAAATTCTGTTAGGGGAACTGCGGGAGATAGAGCTAAATTTTTAGCTATGTCTGGTGTTTTAGACACAGCAAGAGCTAGTGCTCTATTAGATTTTGCAGCAAAAGATGCTGAGCTTAATAGACAAAATCAAGATAAATATGCAAAAGCATTATCATTTGCAGAAGAATTTGAATTAAATAAATCTAGAGCAGAGCAAACAGCAGATTTACAAATGGCATTAGAAAATAAAAGAGGTGCATCAAATTTTGCAAGTAAAGTATTTAGTTCGCTACAAGAAAGATCTGCATCAAGAACAACATCACCATATCACTACCAACTAACATCAATGCTGCAAGATGATATATATGGAGGTGGAAATAATATTACACAATTTACTACACCAGGAATAACAAAAAGCTAATGGACGCATACGGATATAACGCATTAAGTGGATTTTTAGGATCTTCAAATATTAAACAGCAAAGAGCTGAAGAATTGAGATATTTGCAAGCTATACGTAATTTGCAAATACAAAGACAAAATGAGGAAAACGCGTTAGAACAACAAAATCAACAATATTTAGATGCTGCCTTTAATGCTGCGGTAGAACTTACAACAGGTCCAAATGCAAGACAAAAAGATTTATTAGATTTACAAGAACTATCACAAAACTTACTTGATCCTATTAATGAAAAAATTAGAATGGCAGGTAGTTTACAAAAAGCACAAAGACTTGGTATTAGTGAAGATATAAGAAACTATCAATATAAACTGTTAAATAATGATAAGGTGTTTCAAATGAAACAAAACCAAGTAGCTTTGCAAAATATTATTGCAGCACAAGGAGATCCAAAAACAGCACATTTAATTCCTCATAAAGATTTAGAATCACTTAATAATTGGAGAGCAGAAAAATCAGATGTTATTACATATCGTGGACAGTTAAATGGAAAACTAGATACAGAGTTTGTTAATGAAGAGTCAGTAGAGGTTCCAATAGATCTTACAAGTTATATATCTAAAAATGTACAAACACTACTAGCGGATTATCAATATCATGTTTCAGATGATCCAAATGCAGAACAAATGGTACAAGATGCAATAAATAATCCATTTGGTATTGCTATGCAGGCATATGCAAGAAAAAGATTAACACAAGATCCAAACTATGATCCAAATATAAAATTTGGTACAGCTGAAATTGAAACAGGTTTTGTAGATGAGTTAATTAATACAAAAGATTTATTATTTCCAAGCACTGGTTTACGTGCAGCAGAGTTACAAAATGCAGGCGGTTTTAGAAATTATGTAGAAACACAGGGATTACTGCCTGAACTAGAGGGTAGGTTTACAATTGATGAAAATAATAGAAATTTATTATCAAAAGGTTCGTATACTGCGGATGTAGCCGCACAATTATTTGTAAATAAACCTGAACAATATGAAAGATTCCTAACTGCAGGTTTAGGTAATAATTTATATGTTGATAAAGATGGGTTTAAGTTAAAAATAGAAGGTAATGAACAAATGCTCAATACATTATTTAATAGTGTTGGAGCTTCTATGAAGGGTGATGTTCCTTTTGTTGATACTTTTTCAGAAGATATGAAAATTAGAGGTGTCTTTTTAGGTATGAAAGCTACATTTACAAATAAAGATACAGGACAAACAAGAGAAAAATTATTAATGACAGGTGCAAGAGATCTTGATCCTACAAACAGAAAAAAATATATAGATGAATTATTAAAAGAAGTAACTGGTGAGGAGACTGCAACATTTAGACCAGCTTATATATTACAACTTGAAGAACCTGATATCTTAGGTTTAGAAGGTGCTAGTTCTTTTGGAGACACTGTTCTTAATATACCAACAGATAGTGATATATTCTATAAAGAAATTAAAGTTAAAACAGCTGAATTTAGACAAAGAGGGACAGATGAAGAATATGATAAAGCTTTGTCTAATGCTAGAAACTATAATGCACAAGTGACTGCTAAAAAAGAAGCATTAGATCGTAAAGGTGAAGCTATTGACAAAACAAATAAAGCATTAGATGAAATGTATGCTGGAAACATGAGTGGAGGGTTTAAAGCTTTAATGAATCAATTTGAAATACCTTTTAGATCAATAGCTAATACAGGTGAAATACCTAGACAAATGGTGCCCTATTTAATGTCTGATATGTTTAGTGTAGCAAATCAAAAAGGTGGTGATTTAAATACAAATGTTGTTAATTTATTGCAAGGATTTTTTGATAAAAAAAATGGTTTAGAGGCAAAAATGCCAGAATATTTTAATATATTGAAGTCTGGTAATGTATCTGCATTAATGGATTGGCATAGAGAAAATTCTACCGAACAAGACTATAAAAGAAAGAAAACTAATTTTCGACTTTGGCAAAAATATTTTAGAAACTAATGGCTGATATTAACGAAACACCACAAGAAGGCATTGATCAGTATGATGCTGGTATGTCTACAGATCCCTTTGCTGCATTTTCTGCTGCGGTAGATAATAGAAATCGATTAGAGGATCAAAGAATTAGTGAGATAGGTGCAAGACAATACGCACAAAATACAAATGCAGGAATGGAAAGGGAAGCTGGTTTAGTTCCAGAAGGTGTAGGTATGGATCCAAATGTATACTCTGCACCTACATTTAGTGCTCCTGACATAGCTATACCGATAGGAGGTTTAGTTGGTTCTTTTGGAGGACCTACGGGTACTCTTGCTGGTGCTGCAGTTGGTGCAGGTATATCACAAGCTCTTGGATCAGAATCACAATTATCAAGAAGTATAGCTGCAGGTACTGGTCAACTAATAGAAGGAACAGGAGATACATATGAATTTCTTAAAGCAGCTGTAACTCCATGGGACGAAGATGTAGATCAAAAAACAACTATTGGAGATTTTTTACAAAGAAAAGGATCAGAAATACAAAATAAAAATCAAGTATTTATACCTGAAGAAATGAAAAATGTTGGTTGGGCACAATTAGCTGATCCAAGATTTTGGGCTACGGATGTGGCAAAACTATTACCATATTCTATGTCTTTCTTTTTACCAGCAGGTGCTGCAGCAAAATCAATTAGATTATTATTAAACTCTAATAAAGCATACAAAGCAGCGAGAACATTAGGTGTAGGCGAAAAATTATATAAACCAGTAATATCAAAAGCAACCAAAAGACAAGCTAAAAGAAGAGGTTTGCAAGAAGGTGAAGAGTTTGCAAAAATGGAAATGCGTAAAGGCATTGATATTGCTACTGCTTCTATTGGTGGTGGTGTAGGTGGTAACTTTGCAGAAGGTGCTTTTGTAGCAGGAGAAACTATGCAACAGGCTTTAGCGGATGGTTTAACTCCACAAGAAGCACAAGCTGCAGCAACGCAAGTATGGAAAGATAATACAAACTGGATTGCAGCTGATGTAGCACAATTTGGTCTTGTATTTGGAGGGTTAGGTAGATTAGCGGCTGGCTTTAGACGTATACCAAAACCTATGCCTTTTGCACAAAAAATTGCACCATTTATTCAAGCTACTGCTACTGGATCTATAGAGGGTGTTGCTGAACAATATCAGGAAGTATATCAAGAGTGGATTAAAAATAGAGCTATTGCTGAACAAAAGGGCGAAGACTATATGACTTATACTGAGTTTTTCAAAAGTCCTGAAATGTTAGATGTTCGTGTTTCTGCATTTGCTTTAGGTGCTACGATGGGTGCTAGAGGGGGTTATGTAGATGCTATAGCAGAAAGAGACTATCAAATACAAGAGCAACAAACAAGACTCGGTGATTTGATGGATGTAAATAAATTTGAACAAGCACAATCTATGCGTAAAGACATTATAGCGTATACTGTTATAGATAGTAATGGTAATGCTGTATTAGCTAAAAGTCGTGTAGAAAGAATGGTTGCTGAAGGTCAAATGAAAGAAGAAGTTGGGCTACAACTAATAGAAGCTATAGAGCAGTATGAAGATATTTATGAATCTTCACACAAAGGCAATCGTCTATCACAAGCAGGTAAAAGACAAATATTTTTATCACGTGTTGAAATAGCAGAAAGAGAAGCAGCTATTGAAAGATCTAATGAAAGTAGAGAAGAAGAATTAAAACAAGTTGAACTAGACATTCAAGATGAAACATTGCTTGAGCAAACAAAACAAGAAATAAATGATAACTTTGATAAAGAAGTAAATATTTATAATCAAGAAATTCAAGAGTTTAAAGATCTTATACAAAATTTAGCAACAGTAAAATTAGGTAAACTTACTAAAGACAAAACAAGAGTAAAAAGATCTTCTGTTGGATTAACGCCTAAACAGTTTAAAGAGTTTACAACCGAAGGCAGACAAGAAGAAAAAGATAAACCAGGTATAATACAAAGAGCTACAGAGGCTGTAACAAAAGGTGTTAAAGCTGTAGCTAAGGGAGTTGGAAAAGCTGTGCAAACAGTAAGAGAACAAGGTGTAAAGGAAGCAGCTACAAAAACAATAAAATCTGAACCAGCACAAAAGTTGTCTAATTTTTTTAGAACACAAATAAAAAAAGGAACAAACTTTACAAAAAAATATTTAGATAAAGTTTCTCCAGGTGCATCACAAAAAATAGAAGATAGGATTAAATCTTTTAGAGAAGAACTTGGCGAAAGATTACCTACTAAAGAAGAGGCAAAACAAAAAGCATCTGAAATTGTAGATAGTATTAAAAAAAGAGATTTAACAGGTGCAACCACTGCTGTTATAAATGAAATAAAATCTTTTGTTGAAAATAAAATAAAAGACAGTTCTATAGGTGAAACTTTATCAGATGTTGTAAAGTCAGCAAAAGCTAAGATTGATGCTAAAACAGAAGAGTTACAGGAACGTACAGAAAAAGTTAAAGAAACTGCAAAAGAAACTGCAAAAGAAACAGAAACTGTAGATAAAGCTAAAGATTCTATAACTCCTGATAAAATACAAAATCATAAAAAAGCAAAGTATGCTAATAATAAAGAAATGGTAGAAAAAGGCAAGCCTATACTTTCTTCTACAAATACAGGAACTGTTGGTGGTGTTAGATATAGATTTAAAATAGAAGAGTTTGAAGATGGCACTATGTTGTTTAATGTAAGTGAGTTAGATAAAGGGGATCTACCAGTAAAA